TCTCCAAATCCTACCCAAGCATCCCGATTGTTTTCAGTCGTTTTCGGTGCTGAATACGCTTCTAACTGGACAAAGTGAATACCGCTTGAATTCTTCTTATTCATAGAAAATTATATTTTGCGAATGCTGAACGTACTCGTCTTTATTTACGCTATATGAATCAATTTCTTGATTTGTTACAAATACCTTATCACGATGGATTAAAGTGCTTGTATGGTCAAAGGATGAAAGGAATGTGTATAAACACGCCTCCGCTTCATACGTTCCTGAATCAGCTACCACTCTCGAAGCAAAATTATCGATTGCAGTCTTGTCTGAATTTTCGTTTATTGTCAAGGTATAAAAATGCCCTTCCTCTAAACTCAATACCTCTGAAAACTTTTTATAAAATGATTCATTCGTACAATCAATGTACTGATTTGTTTCTACGTTAGTAGTTTCGTTTCTTAAAAATAATTCATTTGGCACTCCACTCCTTGTCGGAATAAACTTCACTTCTTGTGCCGTTGCTATTGCCTTTAATAGAATCATATACTATAAACCGAAAAAAGTGATTTTGTTTTAAAAAGGAAAGACCGGTAACTCTGACCGGCCTTCCAACATCTTAACCTCGAATTTAAAACTAAGTTCCAACAACAATCGTTACACCCGCAGTTGTAAGTGATGTAGTGATGATGTTTGCAGGTACTGGCTCCTCGCCAACGATTGTCAAAGTGAAACCTGAAAGGTCACCCATTGCCGCACCCGTTACGATTGTGCCACCAGTTACTTCCATACCGTTCTTTAATCCAGCATAGAATAATTTTCCGTTGTTATCTTCAACGATGATTTGTGGACGTCCGTAAGCCAATAACTTGATTTGCTTCAAGTCTTTAGCAGTAATTGACTTTAATGTTAAATTTAATGTTTGCGTAAAGAAAGTAGTTCCGTTCTCACGAGATGAATTGATTGTTTGCTCAAATGATGAGTTACCTTTCAAATCATATTTATAACCCGTAGGAGTTCCAGCGATTGCCGTGATTGCATCGGTATCCGTTGCATCATAGGTAACGCCAGTAGCATCTCCGTTGTTCATAATATAAACCGCTTTCAATCCTCCAACACTTGTCTTGCAAGGCTCTAACCGACCTAAGCTAATATCGCACATAATGTTTGTATTTTAGAGATTGAAAATAAGAGGGACAAATTAATGCCCCTCCTTAACCTAATTAGTTAGCTGAGTTTGTGATACCGTAAGTAACGATGTCAGAAGCAAAACCATATTGAACTCCAGCAGTCATACGCATTACTACGCGAACGTTTTGTGATCCGTCGATGTCAGCCATATCGATAACTTTAACTTCAGTCAAGTCAGAGATAAGACCAGTACCGAAATATAAGTTAGACTTTTGAGCAGCGATAGCTTTAGTAGAAGCAAGACCATCAGCAACGAATAACTTGATACCATCGAATGATAATGAACCATTGTTGTACCATTGAGTTCCCATTGAGTTAGTACCGTTAGCACCTAAACCAGAAGCACCGAATCCACCCAAAGCACGAACGTAAGAACGAGCGATTGACTGAGAAACGTAGATGTAAAGGTCATCCTTAGTGTACAATGTAGAAGGAATAGCATCAGCAATCTTACCTAACTCAGTAATAACGTTTGCAGCAGTAACAGTAGTTCCAGCAATTTCGTTAGCAGATGGCAAAGAAGCATCAGCAGCTAATAAAGTAGAAAGACCAGCAAATTCTCCAGCGTTAGCATTAACACCTTCCCAAATGTTAGTTTCGTTCTTTGCAGCAACTTTAGCAGCAACGTGAGCAACTAAGAAATCAGCAAAAGTCTTAGGCAAAGTTTTGAACGCAGAATATCCTTGCTCAACTGCCAACCAATCTGAAGCGAAATCCTTCTTACATAATTGTAAGTTCACTTGGAATTCTTCTGGTTGTAAAATTTTCTCAGTCAAAGTGATTGTTGATGTTGCATCGAAATCACAAGTCGCATCTTTCAAGATTCCGTCAGTAGCTACACGCTTAATAACTGACTTGAAACGAACGTTAGGTTTTACTTCAATACCACCACGATCGATAGTAGGAGAAGACAATAAAGCAGCCGCGATAATCTTATTAGAAAATTCACCGGCGTAGGTTGTGGTAATACTTGTTGTAGTAGCCATTTTTTAATTAATTAATTTAATTGTTATGAAAATATTTTTGAATACACACTATCTTGGATTGTTTCCGGACGATTTTGACCGAATGTAAATCCTTCTTGCTTTTGCTCAGGCTCAGGATTTTGAACGATTGGCTCTGCACCTTCTTCTTGAGCATTTAACTTAACTTCTAAAACTTCTTTCTCAGCTTTTAATGCTTCGTTCTCCGCTTTAACTTCGCTAATTTGTGCCGACAATTCAGTCCGCAACTTCTCGATTTCTGCAAAGAATGTTTCTTTACTAACCGATTCCACAATACGCTTAGGTGATGGAGCTTGTGCTTCAGCCTCCACTTCTACCTCAACTTCTGGAGCCTCCTCAGGTGCTACTTCTTCAGGCATTTCTTCTTTGATTTCAGAAATGATTCCTTCAACTGCAACCACCAAGATTTTTCCATCTTCTAACTTGTACTCGCCTACTGGCATAGGTACAATTCCGTCAGCAGTTACAATTCCCACCGAAAATTCAGGCTCAAATGATTCAGCTTCAATGATGGTAATTCCATCCTCTAACTTCATTTGTGCTAAATTAACTTGGAAACCCAAAGCTGCTTTAACTCGATTTTTTTTGCTTTTGTATTCCATATTTATTTATAATTACATTGATTTAACCATTGTATCAATTGCCTTAAATTTGGCAGTATAATCTTTAGCTTGCTGGCTTGCCTCTTTTTCAATTGATAACCATTTACCACCAACTTCAACACCTAACCCAGCAGATTTTTGCTTTAAATCTTTGATGTATTGAACGGTTCTATTAGAAGCCTGAACTACATTTGCTAAAGAATTAACATATTGAATTAATCCAGCTTGTGCTTTATTATATAATGCTTTAGATGAATCAGCGTATTTAATTGATTCATTTCTACTTGCCTCAATATCATCAGCCAAAGCCAATTCAACTTTTTGAGATTCCAATTCTACCTTGTCAGGTGAAAACAATTTTTCGAATACTTTTCTTTCCGTTTGCATATAATTAATTTGATACGTTTGTAATAACTCTTTCAGCGTTAACATTTGTAACCGCAGAAATTCCTTGAGAAACTAAAGCCCCAACACCCTGAGAAATTAATTCTCCATCACAACATTCACTTGAATAAGTTCCATCTTTGCATAAGCATCCACGCTTTGCACCTTTTGGACTTGAATAACTATTTTTCGCCATCTTCTAATATGTTTAAAATATGTTCAACTAAATCTTCGTCAGTAATATCAGGTAACATTTGTAAACTTAGCTTATCAGCAAAATATCCTTCAATTGAAAAACCTTTTACCTCTCCGCTTTTTGCTTTTTGCCACATTTCATCATTATCTGCTTTCATAGAAACCATCCAAGTACCTTTAGGTAGATCAAAGCCGTATGCTTTTGATTTATCCATTTCAGGATTCGTGATAATCCAAGATTCGACTAATGACATTCCATCAATCTTTGTCTTGTGATGCAATGTAGCGTTTGATTGATTGCCAGCTTTTAAATACATTTGGCTTGCTTGCTCAACCGTTGCTTCAGAAAAGAATACGTTAAACTTTGTATCCCCTTCCTTTCTAAATATCATTTTGTTGGGAATTAATGCTGGCCCCATCAAAACTCTCTTTTCAGTATCCACTTCAGCTAAGTTCATTTCGTATTCCTTAGCCAATGTGATGAAATTACTTTCAATCGCTGGTTTTTCAACCAATGAAATGGCTTCAATGCCATCCATATCGTTTTCGATTATCAATTCAATAATTTTCATAACTCTTAAACCTTTAAATTAATTTTTGTTATATTTTCGTTTAGCCCAATGTAGCCGATGTGATTTTGTTTCGGTCTAATGCTTGAGCAGTTGTAACTTTGCTTGCTACTACATACGCTTCAATCGGCCCTTGACCTCCTACCGCTTGAGCAATCTGATTTACTGGATTAACTCCAACAACATTAAATCTTGGTGCCATTGAAGCGGGTGCTGATGCTGAAACACCACTTGCTCCACCGCTTGTGTTTCCTGATTGCAAGATTGATTTTGCTCTTGATGCGGCACCTAAAACCGCAGCAACTTGTGTTGCATAGAATATAGGGAAAGCAAATGCCGCACCCGGCCCAGCAGCTTTAGCAGACTTTTGAGCAATATCTAAACCTTGAACAAATCCAACTCCAGTATTAATTGCAATTTCAGCCAATGCAGCAGATTTAGCCGCAGCAGTTCCTTGTTCAAATAATCCTCCTAATGCACCAATAGCTGAACCAACTGAAGCCACATAAGATAATTGATTTGCTTTCCTTACTTCAAGAATGCGTTTATCTTCTTCAGCATTTTGGTATTGATTAAGAGTTAATTTATTTCTTATCTCATTTAACTTTTGAGCTCCAGCTAATTCTATTTCTGCACGTTTTGCTGATCCTTCTTCTGACAATTTTTCTTGTTGTTGAAAATATTGTGCATAGTCAACTAATTGCGCCCGTAAAGTTTCGCGTTCGGCCATTAACCTATCTTTCTCATTGATAAAGAAAGTATTAGATAATTCTTCTTGAGCATAAGCTGCATCAATTTCAGCTATTGTCATATCAGCTCGAACTTGTTGTGTTTCCAACAACAAACCAATTCTTGCTTGGTCTTGCTCTGTAATTAATCCTTGTATTTGTGCTTGGATAGCTAATACATTATTTTTTGATTCTTCTAAAGCGATTTCTTCTTCACGCTTACCAGTTAAATCAAATGCTGCTTGTTTAGCTTCTTGTTGAATCATTGCCTGAGCAAGCATTGATTTTGTTTGCTCTTCAAGAATTACCTTTAAACGATCACTTGCTTTTGTTCTTTGCTCAAATGAAAGTAATTGATTATCTCTTGTTTTTCTTTCAATTTCAGCTTGTCTATCATATCTTTCAAAGATACCAGCTTGCTTAACTGCGGCCATATTAGCTTTATTAGCTAAGTCCGTAACGTTACCAGCAGCTTCGTAGGATTCTTTTAAATAAGTTTTAATTTTAGCACCAGCACTTCCATCTAAAATACTCTTAAATCCATCTTTTAAAGAATTAAGCAAATTTCCACCAAATAAAACTTTACCAAAATCAGATGCTGCTTTTTTAGTTGTATTTAATGTATTATTGTATAAGTCGGTAATTTCATTTGAACTTGAAACCGCTTCCTTAAAATCATCAAACTGGGAAACCAATAAACCTAATCCAATAGTTTTTACGTTCGCACTAATTGAACGGATACCATTACCCATTCTTTGTAATCCAGAAGAAGCCTTCTTTGTTGCACTACTGATTTCTTCTACACCACCTTCAACCTTTTTTAAGGATTCGCCAACATTGTCAACTGCGGCTTTTATACCTTGATAATCTTTTTTTAACTCATCAGCATTTTTAGAAGCCTCTTTAGTATTATCGGTAATTTTAAGTTTTATTACTTTCTCTTCCATATTCTTTTTAATTGACTATTTGCTTTTGACCAAGTTTGAGGTAATTCGTTTTTTCCTTTAGCGATTTCAATAAACTCGCCTCCATTATAATGGTCTAAAGCCATCAACATTGTAAGTACATTCTTTATCATCTTATAAACCTTTTAGTCTAATTACCGTTGTGAAATTTCCCCAAGTATCCACATCAAATTGTTGATTTGATTTTGTTGGTAGTCTAACCGTATGCGTTTCTTTTGTATATCCGTTATTGAATGGACTTACAATAATCAATAAAGCTTCTGTTCCATCAGCCGACAATTTGTAAGCAGATATTGGCTTTTGCTGATTGTAAAGCATTACTGGATAATTAGAATTGTTTGCATCTGTGTTTGATGTCCAAGTACCACTCACAAGCAACTGAGTTTTTTCCCAATTCGTGTCCGCTGCAACAATATCCCTATTTTGTTCAACTTGCCAATAGCCAACATAAAGCCAGTCAAATACTCCGTTGTCTAATTGTTGTAAATCTCCAAACCCGTAGAAAAAATTAGCAAAATTCTCATCATTACATGGGCCATGATTGTATTCTCCGCCCATTGCATTTTGACCATCCCACATTAATAAACCATCGCAATAAGCAAAACCCCAAACCGCTAAGGATTGGAAATGGCTTGCACAATTTGATGGATTGTCTGCAATATAAGTTCCAAACTCAAATCCTTTTCTTTCCCAGTTAAAATCTGAAAAGAAAGGCAATGGCTCCATAAATCTCCATGAATAAGCAGCAACTCTTTTTTGTTTTGCATCATCAACGCTTAATATTTGACTTAATATCTTTTTAGAAATATCGTAATCATGTACTAAAGCATAATAGTACCATTTAGTAACAATTGTGCTTAAATAGGACGAGCAATAAAACAATCCCCAACTATTTTTAGCACCTTCATAAAATGCGTTATAGCTACCCATTGTCGTTCTGCTGACCGTTCCATTAATAAAGTAATTATGATAATCACTAAATAAATCAGTAGTCTTTACCGTTGCAATAGATACTGAAGGATCAACATAAATCCAGCCACTTGTTCCAGTGCCAAAATATAAGGTTTTGTAAATACCTTCTTGATAAATGCTAAACTTTGGAATCACTGCACCTTGCGCTGCCCAGTTATTAGCAATTGAATAAGCCTTGCAACTTTCATAAATGCCATTCATTGCAAGACCGGTATTTAATCGCTTTCTTCCAACTCCAATAAATACTTCCCCATCATGCTCAAGGATTGCAGCGTGATTAATATTCATTGGATTATTGACATCGCCACTTACTGGATTGAAATACATCAAGTATTGATTTGCTGGGCTGTATTGCTGATAACCAATTCCAGAATTTATAGCAGTTGTCCATTCAAAAGGATTTGCTAAAGCATAACTAATACTAAATCCTCCATTTGTATAAGTCCATGAATCTCGTTCTGCTTCATTAGTTATTAATAACGATTCTAATAATGCACAACAATAATTTTGATCATTTACCCCAATATCACTTGGATTTGATGAAGCACCCATTGATTTAGCTACCGCAGTGGCAACTTTAATAAATATATCTGCATCATGCCTAAATCGGTCTGCAATAGGTACAACCTCATAAATGTTTGCAGTTGCTACACCTCCTTCAACGGATGAAATATAATTTGAATTAACTCCTGAAACCTGACCACTTACAAAGTTTACAAAAAAGTTCGGCTTGCGTTTTGTCAATCCTTTGTTTTGTCTTTTAGGATTTCTAAATGTTCTTGTTACTGCACCAGCTCCACCATTTGTAAAAACTCCACTATTCTTAACCACGTTATCAAACAATGGATTTGTAAGCATTGCAAACTCTTTCTTAACCCCATTCTTGTCAAATATTGGCAAGGCATCAGGCATCCTTCTAAAGAATGTTGGATATTCTTCTTCTGTCTTTGGAATTAAATAATCAGGTCTAAAATAATAGTTTACTTTTCCTACCGTTAGCGTTCTGTTCGGATCGGCTGCGATGTGAATCGTTGAACTTAATAAATAAGTATGCAAAAATCCTTGTATTTCAGTTCCGCCCCACATATTACCCCAAGCCCCATTCCGAATAACTAAATCGTATCCCTTCATGTCAGAAAGGTTGATGTTTGTTAATGCCGAAGAAGAAATTGTTCCATTCTCAATTAACCATCGTCTGCCTGAATCCCAAGTCGTGTCGGTCAGTAGATTTGTGGAAGAATTTAAGGAATAAGAAATACCTAAATCATTTGTTTTTTGTTCTCCCGAATCTGAACTAAAATTCATGATTGTTGCATCAACAAAAGACACGTCCATCCCAGCGTCTACCAATTCTGTTTTGCTACCTACAATCTTGCCATCACTTCCAAGCGTAACGTAATAGGATTTAAATTGCGTTGGAATCACATAATTGCCAGCACTTGCCAAAATAGTCTTGGCCTCATTCGTGTAAAATATCGTTGTTGAATCCAACAAGTTATTGTTCGCATATAAGATTTGTGAATCTACATCCGTTGTTGTACTGCCTAACTTTGTGCGCGCATCGCTTATGCTTGAAAATGCCATATTATTTTAGTGTATAGAATGTAAATGTTTCAACTGCTGGAGGAATTACTGAACAAGTTCCCCATGATGTAATAACTCCGCTTGAGCTAATTTGTACCCAAGTTCCATCGTTACAATGGTAAACGTAATTATTACCAGCGTAAGGAACTAATGTACCCGTGTTATTTCCGTAAACCACAACATTTGTGTATAATGGTGTTGATTCTCCGTATAAGGTAAGCGTATAATCCGTAATTGGACAAGCCTCAGTTGATGTCGCTGAGTTTGCATTTGTTACGCTGAACGCATTTAATGTCGGTGCTGGTGTTGAACCACATGAACCATAATTTGAGCCAACCCCTACCGTGTTAATCTGAACATACTTATTTAAAGCAGTTTTATAATAGTAATTATTACCATTAAACAATGCACCCGTATTCGTATAGAATAACGCATTACTTTCAAACGTTGGATTCGTTCCGTAGATAGTTAATGGATAACTTGACAATGCACAAGCATCGCCTGACGTTGCTGAATTACCATTTGTTACTAAGAATGAATAGTAAGTCGTTGGATCAGGAACCGATGAAGCTACACGGAAATCATTCAACAATTCAAAGTCAACTTCGCCAGTAGTAAGGTCAGTTGTAAATGAATTAATGATATATCGTTTATCGCGAATAATTAACCGGTCATTTAGCTTTAAACTTTGAAGTAAACTAATTGGTAAAATACCTTTTAGCTTGACAATCCTCGCTTTAGCCGTAAAGATGTTAGTCAAATAATCAAGGTAATAATTATTAAACAAAGACCTTGTTTCAATCGCATCTGTGAACGTAGATTGTTGCGCTCCCCAGTTGATTGTATTTACTTGACCGCTGATGAGAGTATCTTGTCCAAAAAGATTATAGGTAGTAACATTAGTAGTGCTAGACCCATCATTAAAATGAAAATCGCAACTTTGAATCGAATTATAGTCATAAAGCAATACGGGTTTTGGAATGTAAGAATTCAAATCGTACTTTAATGAATACCCAACTTGCAAGGTCGTTCCGCTAAACTTTTGGAATGGCATATTCTCGAAAGGCAACTTTACCTCAAACTCATCGCCATCGTTATCCAAAGTATATTTCAAATCCCCATACCCAACCGCTGATCTTGATAGGTATTCAGTCGCTAAAATATTCTCGCACGTTTCATAAGTGAAATTGATTGCCTTGTATGGCTTTACTCTTTCGATTTCAATTTGCTCTGTATTTATGTACTTAGAAACATCACGAATCGTTCCGCCAGCATACCAATTCTCTATCTGCTCAACTTGATATACCGTATCAGACAATTGGAAGCAAGTAAGGTTGAATGTCTTTAGGATTCCACTAAAGAAATCTTCCGCCTTGATGTCAGGCATATAATCAGCCACGTTTAAGGTTGTGGTTGTTGTCTGACTTGTTCCCGTGCAAGTTACATCACTAACTACTGCCGATGTTACTGAATTTCGTGTTTCAAATTCATAAACCGATGTATAAGTAACTGCTGAAGCTGATGAAACAAAAAACGTATAAGTTCCAGAATCTTCCAATGGAGCGGACAAGGTCATCTGACTTGTTTGCGTTAAATAACTCTGCTCGCTTAACTTAATTCCGTTCTTATAAACATATAAGTAAAACTCTGTTCCCGATGTCGTAAATGTCAACTTGATATTTGACTTGTTTAAATATACCGGACTTTCAGGCTTTACATAAGTTAAGAAACTTCCACTTGGACTAACATTAAAAATGCCTTGAGTTCCTACTGTACTGGTATTCGTTTGAAATAGAATCTTTTGGTGCGTTTGCTTTAATGTAAAGAAATCGGTGTTCTTAAGCCACAAAAAAGCATTTTTGTACTTGTCTGAACTTAGGAAATCATTAGCCACATTCCCTTGAATTGTTATCCCTAAACCCGAAGCAATTGATTCGACAATCTTGCTTACTCGCATCGCTGGAAATAAATCCGTATGATAAATTGGATGCGTATTCTTTTCAATGTCCCAATTCTCCTTTGTCGTTCCATTGGTCATGTAAGTCCAATTGTTTAACGATGTAATCAAAGGGAATTTAACGTCGTTTGTAACTCCTCCGGTAACTCGATTCTTTACAACTGTTCCCGTATAAGCAAAGTTGTAAGCCGAGTAATCAAAATCACGAAGGAATCTTCCAGCAAATAAATCCTTTAATGAAACTAAGCTACCAATGAAAGAAATCTGATAATTATCAATTTCGTTATTTTTAAACTGCGCTTTCTCTAACTGAATCTTTCCTTTTCTAAATGTCGCGTCATTTAATTCGATATAAGCGAGCTTTCTTGTCCGTGCATCAAAACCTTCATCAATTGAATTTTCGTACCAATGTCCAAAGATTTCGTTGTTTATTTTGGATGCTGGCACCGTGAACGACTGCGAATAATCAGTAAAAACTTTTGAAATATCATTTACGTTCTGAATCGAACTTGTAACGCTTATTTTTTCGTCATTGAATAACTCAATACGCTTATAAACTTCGTCAACTAAGATGTAGATTGATGCCGTTATCATTAAATCACGTTATTTTTAAGATTGAAAGCGTAAACAAAATCAATTTGGTAATTAATATTCTTGTCCCTAATCGATGTTTTTAAATCTGTCGAGTTTGTTTCTACTTGCACTGGAACTCCATTAAGTAAAACCGTATTACTCAGCATCAAATCTTGAATTAAATCTGAATAATTCTGATCAACAAAACCAGTATTTAACGAAACTTTTTGCATCCCATTGATATTGAACGACTTACTTTGTCCCCTCTTAACGTTATAATTAACATTGTCAGGCAAAAGATTATATTTTGTTCTTTCAGTTGTGATGGAATTTGACTGAGCTTTAAAGAAAGTTAGGAACTGCCAGCCACCATAACGATTAATAAACTGAGCCAAAACGGGTGTATATTTCGGCTCACAGATAGGCGCAATGTTGTAAGTGTAAAGCGTTGTTCCGTTGCTCTTAATGCGCAAAATGCTTGATGTAGTGAATCCAACCAACTTCAAAGGCACTTTCATATTATAAACTCCTTTTGTCGCTGAGGATGCCAAAATTGTAACTGTTGTTGTTCCTACCGATGTAACGTAATCAGCCGTTATTGATGTACCGGTATGGTTAATCAAAACATTGACATACATATTATCCGTATTGTTTAAATACGTTATCGTCTTGCTTGTATCTGCTAAAGCAACGATGTCAGCCGTATTGGCTTGGTTATATCCGCCTGAATAAAGCGTGTATCCATCTACTGCCGCACCGATAATATAATCTCCCATAAAAGTACCTAAGCAATTATCCGCTTCGTACGTTCCCGAATCAGCAATTACCCTCGTCTTAAATGCACTCGTTCTATTTGTTCCGTTACTAAATGAAACCGCCTTAAAATTAGCAAATGATGTACTTGCTTCAGTCGCTGGTGTTGGCTCATAAGTAGGATTTATATTCTCAATGTACTCACGCAAGTAAGGTGTAATGTCGTAGTTCGATGTCGTTTGTGTTGCCGACGGAGCTGCCTTAGTAAATGAATACGTTTCAGATGCTGGCTCTGTTGCACCATTCCAAACGTATAGCTTTAAAGTCGTGTTTGTGCTTCCAGTGATCGTAACAAAATACGGACTTCTTGCGTTAATCGTTATCATAAATCTTTTAAATTATAGTCAATAATTGTTTCAACATCTAAGCCAAATGCTTTAGCTAAATCCGTGTCAATGTATTTCTTGTATCCAGCTTCAAATGGTTTTGTAAAAAATAAACTTGGCTTCATCCCAGTCATGTAAATGCTTCGGCTAATCAAAAACGCAGTTGACTGATAAGAAATAAATCTACCCGTCTTTTTATCTTTGAACTGAATTCCTCTTGCCTTTACCCATTTCTCTATTCCATTTGTTAAACCACCTTTTTTGCCCGTGCCACTCCCAAATTTAAACGGACTATTTGGTGCTTTAGCTGACTTAAATTTACCTTTAACACCTTGATCCTGATACTGCCCATATTCAGCCATCCTAAACCCAACAATCGCATAATTGTTCTCTTGGACTATCTCGCCTTTCAATGAGTTATACAATTCCTTAGAAACATTCTTGCGACCTTTAGATAGGTTTGATTTGGATTGCTGAACAACATAATCCCTAAATCTCTTTATTACCGCATACGTTTCTTTCAAATCAGCCATTAGCAGATAGTCATATCATTTGGTACTATCAAATCAAAAGTAACCGTCCATCCAGCTACCTTATTCTCAAATCTATCTGTAAATGGTTCGCATAAGGCATCGCCTTGCAACTGAACTAAATTAGTGTACAATTCTCCCCTGATTAAATCAGTAATCATATAATTAGCTAAAGTCAATTGGGTATTCAATACATCAAGTAAGTTGTCATTGCCATCAAATACGTTTAATACTTCTTCTTTTGATAAGTCCACGATGTCCATAAACAAAACCGATAGATTCATCGAGATATTATTCTCCTTCGGTGTTGCATTGTTCACGATTATGTGAACGTAAGGATAAATGGTTTGCTTGGCTAAATCGACCTCAAATATATCCCCAGTTGAAACGGTGTTTGTGAATCCGTTTGACTTTAGGTAATCTCTTAACGTGCTGACGATGTAATAAAATCCGGTCATTATCTTTGTGATTTAATCATTTTCATTTCTAATTCGTTCTTTTGCTTCTCGAATGTCAAGAAGGTAAGGCATTGATTAATTGGTAGTTTTGTAATTTCATTAAATCGTCTAACATCTCCTTGAGCAAGTGCATAGATTGAAGAATACCATCCCCACCTTTTTCCAAATTGGCTTTGTTCAGAGTAGCTATCTGCGGATTCTCCACTAAATAATCCATCGTACTTTTCAATAATTCTCTGCCTAAATGCCAAAAAAAAACCACCGATCCTAAAACGACATCTAAAGGCATATCCTTCATCTTCTCTGCGTATCGTTCCGTGCCTTCATAATCCTCAATCAAATACTTCTCGCCTAACTTCTGCTTGATTGGTCGATACAAAACTGCCATTGCTCGGTGCATATCATCCCAATTCGTAATATAGCCATCTAAATCCATGTATTCCCCAGATGACATATCATCTAAGTTAGGAATGAATCCGAATGTCGTTCCGTTCATTTCAAACTTCTGTTGAAGCGGAGGCATCTGCTTAAATAATCCGCCAATCGTGTTGACTGCATCCTCGACATCTTTCTGCCTCATTGCATCAACTATGTTTAAATCTACACCACAAAAGATTTGCACCATTTTGTGATTCAAGAAATCAGATTCTTCGTTGTCCTGAACAATCTTTAAAAACTTCTGGTATTGACTTAACTTAATCTCGTTTAAATTAGTCGGGATTGAAATTTTTACTTTCATAACTTATAAACAATTTTGTTTACTATTCGTCTTAATAAATATGGTAATTGCCCTGATTTGGATTATCTAAATGGTAAATGATGTTGTACCTAGCCGAATCAATTCCGTGATTCCAGTCATCAATGTATAACTTGCTTGCCTTGTTTAAATAGCAATAGTTGTTAAACTCCTTCGCTAAATTGGTCGATTGAGGATCAAGAATGATTTGGTAATCTTGCATTCTGACAATTCCTGATTCAATCGTTCCTTTCTTTACTGGTTGAATGTTAATTCCTTGATAACGTAAGTCATCTATTAGTCTTGGCTCTGCTGAATCTGCAATGATTAAACCACCGCCAACTTTATCCTTCATTAACTGAGCCAAAACGTGTGTCTTTAATCCACGTTCATAAATGACCTCCTTAATATAGATTATCTTCTTGGTCTTGTCAATTGCTACTTCTGTTAACGCATCTGGATCGATTGAAAATCCAAAGTCCATTCCGAATGATGTTTGTAAGCCATTAGGATTAAACGTTCCAAACTGCCAATTAGTAAAGACAACTCCTTCCGCTTTGTCAAGCCATCCTCCAAGTATTGCGTGCTGATATTTCTTAGGATTTGTTTCCTTAATCCTTTGTACCTCATCTAAAAATGATTGGTCTAAATGCTCAATATTATCTTCGTAGGTTGTATGGATATAAGTAACGTTTCCCTTTACCCCATTAAATCCACCTTCAACTCCAGCTTGCTCAAAGAATCGTTTATAAATCCAATGTTCTTTTGTTGTTGGATTGAAAATGATAATAATTCTATTCTGAACTCCTTTTTGTCGAACCGATAAGTTAATTTTGTCAAATGTAGCCTCCTCCGTTAATTCTTCTGCCTCCTCAAGTACCCAATCCGTTACACCTTGCAATGACTTTAGATTTGCAGTTTGATCGCCTGACGATGTCTTTAAACCCCTAAAGATTATCTCGCTTCCTGACTGCTTATTTATTATATCGGTCTTTGTTATTTCGAATTTATCCTCCGATTCCAGTAACTGAATCTTTTCTTGGAATTCAGGAATGATTGACAAGTGCGCCGATGTCATTGTCTGCCGAGTGAACAGAATCTTGTGGCCCTTTTCGAATGAAAGTAAACTTGTAAATGTTCCAACCCCAAATGACTTTGAGCTTCCCCGACCTCCCGAAATTATAAAGTATCGAGTATCATTAAATAACGCTTTCCATTTATTGTTTAGGAGAATCATCCTTGAATTTTACCAAATCACTAAGATTAAAATCTTTTACTTCGTGCGTATTATTACTTTCAACGTGCGTCATTGCCAACTGCTTTAACTCATCTGGCGATGCAATCAGTTTCATCAATCCCATCTGTAATGTTGGATTCTCTGACTTATACCACTTTGAACGCATAGAAACCTTAATTTCGGTTTTTACTTTTGTTAACGCATCTTTTATGGTGTCTAATTTTTCCAATTCAAGATTGTAAAACGTTGCTCTTGAACATGGAAGGTATGCAATGACATCATCAATAAAGAATAACTTATTCTTTTCGATTGCCTCCAGTGCTTTCTTTTCTAATTCCTTTGGATTATATGCCATACGGTTGTCCGTTCTTTTTAATTACTAAGGTTGAATCTAATTTCTGCATTCGGTCAACAATGACTTGGCAATACTTTGGATCAAGTTCCATGCCATAGCATTTACGATTTAATTGATGAGATGCTACCATTGTTGAACCTGAACCTAAAAATAAATCTAAAACTAAATCATTTTTTTTACTTGAATTTTTAAATGCAAAAGAAATTAATTCTATTGGCTTCATAGTTGGATGCAAACCAGCTCTATCTCTACCAAAATCCCAAACATCACTTAAGGATTTATCTTTTATTTCCCCTTTAAAAATACATAATTCATGTTTGTATCTATAACCAGTTTTTCCTAAACCTATACTTGGCTTATTCCAAACAATGCAATTATCAATTTTTATTTCATTATCTATAAAACATTTTTCCATTATTGAGTAACCTTTAAATCCTATCCACCAATAAAAATGACAATCTTTTGAAAATAAAATACTGTTGACAAAAGCAGAATTAATAAGATTAAACAAATCATCATTAGTCAAATTATCATTTAAAATTTTACCGCTTCTATTCATATTTACCCCATAAGGCGGATCGGTAAATACCATGTCTGCCTTTTTACCATCCATCAACTTGGCAACTGCATCGCTATCCGTTGAATCCCCACAAAGTAATCTATGATCTCCAATCTCAAACAAATCCCCTATCACAATATCCGTTTCAATCGTATCAGGTACATCGTAATTATCTTCCTCTGCCGTTCCTTCGTCCTTAATATCAAACACTGGTAAATCTAATCCCCAAGCCTCAAGTTCATCTGCATCCCATTCGTTTGCAATCATATCCCAATCCCACTCTCCTCCGCTTGTATTATCCTTAATCAAAAACTCCCTTTGTTTGTCCTCTGATAAATCTGTAACGATAACCGGTATCTCTTTAATGCCAGCTTCTTTGCAAGCACGAAATCGCATATTACCGCCCAAGATTATCATATCCTTATTAACCACAATAGGTCGAATATCTAACATCTCAGGGAAATCCTTAATCGACTGAACTAACTTTTTAAATTTATCGTCCTTGATTAATCTTGGATTATTAGGATTCAGTTTAATATCAGTAATCTTTTTTAATTCCATAGGTTAATTAATTTTATAAACTTCTTCGTGAACCAACTTCCAATAAATCTCGTCATCAATCTTTAGCTTCAACCTTGAAATAATGGTAACAATGTATAAGGTACATTCCTTTGCAAATAGCTTCGAGCCACAAAAGTAAACGCAGTTGTTAAAAATATACCTTGCCATTTCATCTGGCTTCTTATTGTCCATTTTCTTTGTATTCAAGGTAAACTTTACGAATTTGGCTAATGTAATCCCTCCAGCATGAATCGCAACTTGTCTGCTCTAAGCGGATATTGAATACATTATAATAAACCTCCGTTAGTCTTCTTTGTTCCATGATGCTAACCGAATGACGATCCATACTAAACCATCCTTGCAGATACTCGTAATCTTCCTCAGTTAAGCAGTTGATTTTCTTATATGGAAACAATTGATTCAGCTTTTCCTTTCGTGCATCGCATCCACAATCCCAACCAATTGCTTGTGCTAACTTTTCAACACCGGCTTTGATTCCAGTTGCTTCTGTAAATTGCTCAATGGTGTCGCCTAATCCTTGTGGTTTTCTTTTTGCCATGTTATTAATTTTTTCTTGCAGTTCTTGATCGTATTGTAAATGCTTGTAAAACTTATGCCTGATTCTCTTGACATCTTTCGCATACTAACTCCCTTATTTACATAAACCATAAATAACATCCTTTCGTAATCTTCCCATGTTTGAATGTAGTCTATAAATGGCTGAGCAAGTTCTAAAATGATGTCATCTTCTTGTGAATCTAATAATAAGTGTTCAATGTCCTTTGTAATTTCTACCTTAATGACCTTCTTGTTATGAAGGTTCATTGTTAATGACCTTAGCGTGAAATAAAAGTAAGCAAAGTTAGCATCCTTATTTGAATTGATAATCTTTATGTAAGCCTCTTGTACGATGTCCTCAGCGTAGGCTATTTCTCCGAAGCGTTTGACTACCGCTATCCAGTGCTTATGCTTATCTATCAAATGGTCGATGCTTACCGTCATTCTTTTCGTTGTGAATAGATTGCGAAAATCATTAATAAGATAAATGCTAATTCTAAGCCACCGATAATGATTCCCTCAAATACTAAATCATCCATGAAATTTATCTATTTCTCTGTTCAAATACCAGCAAGCTTTTTCAAGGTCAACCTTTTTGTTTCCCTTTTTATCAGAACGCAAAATATACTTGATGACATTACCTAAGTTAAAATTTAAGTTAAACGCATCAATTACCTCAATGGCTTCAATTCCATTCGAGTTATAATGATCGGGATTGCACACTTGCTCTTTCATTATTACAAAGTTTAGTTTTTTATTTTGTAAATTCCAAATCTAATTCGTATTTATTTAATAAGCTATTTAATTCAGTATTAAGACTTTGCGCCTTCTCTTCATCTAATTTTGTCATCTTAATGCCCAACTTAAAAAACTCTAGCATATTCTTTCCAGCACTAAAATAGTCATCGCTTACGGTTGTATCTGGATTGTTCTTGTAAA